ACAAGATTTTGTCAAAGACTTATTGAAACTGCCCAGTCCTAAATCAAAGATTTCTAAAAGTGGATATACACATTTGGTATCCACTTTTTCTTATAGAAAAAAATCAATGGAAATAGAGATAGGATGGGGTAAATATTATGGTCCTATGGTTGAAAGGGGAACAGTCAAGATGAGAAGTAGTCATCCTCATTTAGTTCCTTTATGGGATAGAAATTCAAAAAGATATATAGATAGTTTTAAAAAAAGAAACAACTTATAGAAACTAGGAGGTAGAAAGATGTCACAAAAAGAAAAAAGACCATCGGTCAAAGAATCGGTTGGTGGGTTGAGATATTGTTTTGCTACAACAAATGAAGTAGATCCTCAAATTTTCTCGGGTAAATATGAGGAGGAGGTTGCTGTTTCAAACGTTGTTAAAAGCATCAAACGTACCGAAAACGGAGATACGACACCGGTATACGCATCTGGAAGAGATTATGATACAGTTTCTGATACTTCATCCGTTGATAGTGAAGTGGAAGTGGTTGCATTTGATCCTACTGATTTAGCAAAAATGCGAGGAGATGAAATTACAGAAAGTGGATTGATTTTAAAAGGTGGTTCGAGCGAACGACCATTTTTTGCATTCGGTCAAACTGTTTTCTATCGCCAAAACAGAAAAAAATTCAGATGGTATCCAAAATGCAAATTAACAGCTGATACTGATGATACAAATACAAAAGAAGAATCATTCAGTGAGCAAAATGATACAGTCACAATTAGAGCCTATCCGTTTAATGATAAGGGACAAATTGCTGTTGAATTTGATACTGCTGTAAAAACTGCAACTGGATTAACAGAAGAAAAATTCTTTAATCAAGTTATCACATCCGATGAAGATCTAAAAAAAGTAATTGCAGGTGATTAGTGATGGATAAACAAGACATCAAGTTAACGGATGGCAGGGTCATAGAAATTCAAGTCAGCTTTTTAACTCTTTATCTGATTAAAAACAATAATCTTGATAAAGAAACAAATGCATTAAATAGGATGACTGATAAATATGAAAAGATGGATGATAAATCATCTGTTGCTGCTAAAAAATTGCATGAAAAAATAGAAGATAAACAATTCTATATGGCTGCAAAAATGATTTATGTAATTTTACGATCTAATCGTGAAAAGGTTGAATTTGAAGATGCATTGGCATTATGTCCAATTGAACCGGATGCGATTGTAAATATAATCAAGCAGTTTGAAAATAAAATGAAAATTCTCAAAAAAAAAGACAATATGAAGAACTTTGTGAAGAACAAGAAATAGATTTCACGATGAATCTTTATCTTGCTTTGACACAGCTTAATTTATCAGAAGATGATTTTTGGCATATGAGCCCAATTACTTTTGATGAATTATTAGAAACTCATGTTGAATTTGAAAGGAGTAAAATAGAACATGGCTGATGATCTAAAAAGAGTCGGTCTTGTGTTCAAGGCTGATGGAACAGCTGATTTTACAAAATCATTAAAAACAATCAACGCACTGACTAGGGAAAACTACAGTGCTTTTTCTTTGGCTAAAAGTCAATGGGATAAATCAACATCATCATTGACAAAGCTAAAAGATACACAGTCATCAAAAGTTTATGCATTAAAAAGTCAACTAGAAGAACTTGAAAATGCAGAAAACAAAGATGAAAAGGCTATTGCCAATAAAAAGCAACAATTGAATAATGCAGAGTCAAGTTTGAATAAATATAAGAAACAACTTTATGAAGTAAACGCTGCTTTAGAAAGCGGTCAAGCTCAAATAGAAGAGTATGCTAAAAAGGTTGAAGCTTTTGGAAACAAGACAAAAGAAATAGGAAATGGATTAACTAAAAATGTTACTGCTCCTATTGCTGGATTAGAAGTTGCAGCTGTAAAAGTAGGTAGTGACTTTTCAGCAGGAATGAGTGAAGTATCTGCTGTTTCTGGAGCAACTGGAAAAGATTTAGAAGCTTTAAAAGATAAAGCAAAGGAAATGGGGGCATCCACTAAATTTAGTGCAAGTGAAGCTGCCGAAGCTATGAACTACATGGCAATGGCAGGATGGAACACGCAACAGATGATAGACGGATTGCCAGGTATCTTAAATCTTGCTGCTGCTTCTGGTGAAAGCTTAGCAAATACAAGTGATATCGTAACGGACGCATTAACTGCTTTTGGATTGAAAGCGGAAGATTCGTTACACTTTGCCGATGTTCTCGCAAAAACATCATCAAGCGCAAATACGAATGTTTCCTTGATGGGAGAAACATTTAAATATGTTGCACCATTAGCAGGAACATTAGGATTCAGTGTTGAAGATACTGCTCTTGCAGTTGGTTTGATGGCAAATGCTGGTATTAAAGGTTCACAAGCAGGTACTGCTTTGAAA